ATATTAACACAGAAAGGTATCGTATGTCTTCAATCATTGTTAAGTTTGGTGAGTATCGTAATCAAGCAGTTGTCAATACTAAGTTTAATCTCGTTAAGGGATATCAGACTGGTAAGAAAGGCGGCTACGTTACTGTAAAGAACGAAGGTCAATTCCCGATTGCTATTGATGTAGTCAAGATTAAAGTGAACAACATTCACGACATTGAATTTAATGGAGCCCCTGTGATTGCAGAAGAATCTCAAGTTGTTGAAAATGTAGTTTCTGAAACAGAAGAAGACGCAATGAATCGCATTGCTATTCGTTTCGGTGTGCTTGATGAAATGTCACGTGCGTGTATCGCAGGTGATATTCGTGCTATGATTGTGACAGGTCCTGCAGGTATCGGCAAGTCGCACGGTGTGACTACTCAAATGGAAAAAGCAACATTGTTTGATCAAGTTGCAGGCAACAAGACTCGTTTTGAAATTGTTAAAGGTGCTATGTCAGGCATCGGCTTGTTCGCTAAGTTGTACAAGTTCAGTGATGCTAAGAACGTATTAGTGTTTGATGATTGTGATATCTGGGAAGATCAAGACGCTATCAACGTACTTAAGGGTGCGCTTGACAGTGGCAAGACTCGCAGAATTTCTTGGAACAAAGACAGTCGTTTGTTGCGTGACGAAGGTGTACCTAACAGTTTCAACTTCAACGGCTCTATCATCTTTATTACAAACAAGAGTTTTGATGCACGTAAAGCAAGCAAGATTCAGCCCCACTTAGATGCATTGCAGTCTCGTTGTCACTTTCTTGACTTGACTGTTAACACTGAGCGTGACAAGATGTTGCGCATCAAGCAAGTGCATCGTGATGCTGAAGGTGGCTTGTTTGCTGATTACGATTTCAGTGAAGAACAGACAGATGAAATCATGTCGTTCATTTGGGACAACCACAGCAAATTGCGTGAAGTGTCCTTGCGTATGTGTTTGAAAGTTGCTGATCTAGTTAAGATCAGTGCTAACTGGAGAGAGTTGGCAAAAGCAACTTGCATGAAGTAAGTTTGTTAGTTGGTTGGTGTTTCTTTTGTTAATCACTTTACAGGGGACTTCGGTCCCCTTTTTTTTACCTTTATACTTGCAATATTATTTTATTAGTGCTATATTGATATAATGGATACAAAAGAACATCTACTTTATTTTTTCTTGCAGGGCAAGATAAGCCTTAGTCAGTATGACCAAAAGTTTTTATCTAATCTGCAAATGATATGCCATGAGAAAAATCGGATCACTTCTAATCAAGCCGCATTATTCGATAAGTTGATTAGTAAGTACAGTAAACAGTTATCCAAAAATAACGTAGATGTTGAACAGGTAAAGTTGCTATCTTGGAAAGTAGATTTGGTACCTAGTACACCTGAATTTACTGGAGCAAGAGTATCAATTGAAGACAACAATACATTGTTGATACGTGTACCATTTAATAAAACATTCATATCAGATTTTAGAAGTGTCAACGATAACCCGTTTGATTGGGATCGTGACGATAAAAGGTATGTTGCTGAATTCAGTACCTATGCATTAAAAATTGCATATACTTTGCTACCCAGTTATTTCCCAATCGTCATGTATTGCGATAAGTTGTTATCATTGTTAGAACAACTAAGTATATATGAGAATGTTAAAGTGTGGGAACCTACACTAGTTCGTATCAATGGCAATTTAATTGTTGCAGGAGTCAACAATATACTTGGTGATATGATTGCTAATATGGAATTAAATCACGATGCAAGGACCTTTTATGAGTTATCTCAAATGGGTATTAAAATTGATCCTTCACTAATTGACAGTCCAAAGTTAAAGTTTGCATCAGAGTTTGTTACTGAAGTTAACTTAGATAATTTTACTAACGTTGCTAAATGGATCGTTGAATTAAATCCAAGTAACGTATTATTTGGTAGGGGCCTAGTTAATAGACTTGATAAGGAACTTAGAAGTCTATTGGATCATGAAATTAATTGTGGCAAAAAAGATGTTGTTTCCCGCATCAGTAGACCTTCACGACAAATTCTGTTACAATATCATAGTCAACCGGATACTAAACGTAAATATTCGTCAGAAGCAATAGGTAAATGCGTAATAATTAGAAACATGAGGCCAATAGAGGTACGATGAAACAAGCAAAAATTATAATTAAAGATGAAGTAAACGTAAAGATCGAAGGTCTTGAACTTGATGCCCGCCGTGCATTGATGAAGAAATTTGAATATGAAAAGCCCGGCGCACGTTATTTACCAAGTGTCCGTTTAGGTAGATGGAACGGCAAGATCAGTTATTTCTCGTTAGCAGGAAGCACGTATCTAAATCTACTAGATCAAGTCATTCCGATCTTAGATCAATTGAATTACGATATTGAACTTGAAGACTTGCGCACATACAGCACAACCTTCAATTTCACAGAAGTGACCGAAAATACATTTTCTCATAAAGTATGGTCAAAAGGTCATGAACGTGAAGGTCAACCTATTGTATTGCGTGACTATCAAGTTGAGATTATCAACAACTTCTTAAAAAATCCGCAAGCATTGCAGGAAGTCGCCACAGGTGCTGGCAAGACATTGATGACTGCGGCTTTAAGTTTAAGTGTTGAGCAGTATGGTCGTACTATTGTTATCGTTCCAAACAAATCACTAGTGACACAAACCGAAGCAGACTATATTAATTTGGGTCTTGATGTTGGTGTATACTTTGGAGATCGCAAAGAATACAACAAGACACATACTATCTGCACTTGGCAAAGTCTTAACAACATGCTTAAGAATACACAGTCGGGTGAAGCAGAAGTTCCAATTGGAGAATTCATTGAAGATGTAGTATGTGTAATGGTCGATGAAGTTCACATGGCTAAGGCTGATGCACTTAAGACATTGCTCACTGGAGTATTCTCAGCAGTACCTATTCGATGGGGTCTAACAGGAACAATTCCTAAAGCAGAAATGGACCGTGTGTCTATTCTAGTATCACTTGGACCTGTTATCGGCAAACTAGCCGCAAGTGATTTGCAAGAGAAGGGTGTTCTAGCACAATGTCACGTGAACATTGTACAGTTAAAAGATACTCCTGAGTTTACAAACTATCAAAGTGAGTTGAAGTTTCTTACTGAGGATCCTAAGCGATTAGATACCATTGCTAACTTGATTAGAAAAATTAGCGAAGGCGGCAATACACTTATTCTTGTTGACCGCATTGGTGCAGGTAAAGAACTACAAATCAGACTATCAGAAATCTTTAGTTTAGTTAAAGATGCACCCGAAGTTGCATTTGTGTCGGGTAATACTAAACTAACAGAACGTAAGGAAGAATACGATGAGATTAAAACAGCGAGTAATAAAATTATTATCGCCACTTACGGCGTCGCCGCAGTGGGGATTAATATTCCTCGGATCTTTAATTTGGTTCTTATTGAGCCAGGCAAATCTTTTGTAAGAGTTATTCAAAGTATTGGTCGAGGTATTCGCAAGGCTGAGGATAAAAACTCCGTTGAAATTTGGGATATTACCAGTACATGTAAGTTTGCAAAGCGTCATTTAACACAACGCAAGGCTTTTTACAAAGAAGCCAACTACCCGTTCAGTTTGGAGAAATTGGATTATTAATATGTTGACAAAACAAAAGAAAGATGATAGAATAACAAAATGCGTATATTAACCCTTGATGATGAATATTATAACTTAGAGACATTGCCAGAAGAAATTGATGATCTGCGATTTGCGATTCTTGATAACTCTAATCCACAGAATGTAGATTATTATTATATCCCGCTAATCTTTTTGGAATCGTTCAACAGCCCTGCTCTAGTATTAAAGATTGCTGACAAGATAATCAAAATGCCAGTTGATTGGCAGATATTGATCGGTGAACAAGAACATGGTGACTTAGAAACATTACCGCTGTCTAGTCTTAATGACAGAGGATTCAACGTGTTTCAATTCAATCCATTAAGTTCATTCTCACCGACATTTCTGCCAATTGAAATTGTAGATATCTATCCAGACGTAACTTGGTATGCACCTCGTCTTAGAAACGGACAATTCTTGTGTGTTCCTATTGACGATGGTCCAAATCCTCGTTGTGTTTATTTTGTCAAAGAAGTAAGTCGTAACTGCGAAATCGTAGATTATAGTCAAGCATTTTGAAAGAAGAAAAATGAAGTGGTTTGATAAATGGTTTTTTAATAAGTGCCGTCAGGCATGGGATGATGCAAAAAATCCAGTTGATGAAGATGTTCCTATGTATCCAATGCAATCACGTAAGGGCAGGGCAATTACTTCGTCACCGCGGTCACTAGAATCAAATGGTGTCAATTTTAGATTGTATACTGCTAGTGGTGGTCATGTAGTAGAGTTGAATCATTATGATTCGCAAACTGATCGACAGACTACGGGATTGCATATTATTCCTGCTAGTGAAGATTTAGGCCAGTCACTAGCACATATCATTACTATAGAGGCACTAAAGCGATAATGCAAGTAGCACACCAAACATTACAGGTTGAGGGTAATCGCTATTGGTTCAATCAGTCAAAGCGTTACCCAGAAGATATTATTTCTGTGAAACGCTATGTTAATATCAATGATATTAACTTGACAGAAGATCAGATACCTGATACAATTAAACTTGTACAACGTGACTGTCTTAACAATTGGTATAACGATGATAATGATGCATCAATTTACGTAGTTAAGCATGAAGACAAGTATGGCGTTTTTGCAAATCATCAGGCAATTTAAATGGCAAAAGAAAAAGTAGCAGTAGACGAAAAGTTAGAACAACAAGACTTTGACTTGTTCGAAGCCATAACGGCTATCGACAAAAAAGACTATGGCTACTACGATAGACTAACTCCCGAACAACAAAAGAAGTTTGTTCCTTTTATGATGTTGCATTGGATCAGCGCAATCAAAGGCAACGAAGGTCTATCACGTTATTATGTTATGAGTACAAACGAGTATGCTAACAAATACTTGTTCAATGAAAATGTAATGAAGCATCCTAAACTACAGTGGCTTATGCTGTGTTCAGCAAGCCCTGGCTTAGGCAAACAATTTCATCAATGGATCCCACATATCAAAGAACGTGTGAGTAAGTTGCGTGAACCTGCTAAGACAAAAGATATTAAAGAATACTTTAAAAAGATATATCCCAAAACTAGTGATACAGATTTGTCTGACTTTGCAGAAGCATTCGTAGACAATCACAAGAAAAAAATGTATCTGGCTAACAGATTCCCTAATTTAAAATATGATGAGATTGAGTTATTAAGTGACATTGTTACAGACGAAGATATTAAACAATATGAAAAAGACTTCGGCAACTAAGTCAGAGTTTAATTGTGAATTTTGTGGGCGTGATTTCCTGCGTGAATCAACTATGGCTAAACATCTATGTGAAAATAAACGTAGATGGCAAGACAAAGACTTACCTGGCAATCGTATTGGGTTTCAATGCTGGTTGCAGTTCTATGTAAAGAACACTGCAACTAAGAAACAACGTACATATTTGGACTTTGTTAAGAGTTCATATTATCTAGTGTTTGTTAAGTTTGGTCACTATTGTGTAAACGTAAACGTGTTGAATGTTACACGTTATGCTGATTGGTTACTTAAGAACCAAATCAAAATTGATAACTGGGCAAGCGATACTAACTATACAAAGTTCTTAATTGATTATCTTAAACTAGAAGACCCATTAGACGCAATTGCACGTAGTATTGAAACTACGATTGCACTTGCTAAGTTAGATGGCATTCAAAGTAAAGATAGTTTGCGTTATGGCAACAAGAACAAACTATGTTATGCTATTACGTCCGGCAAGATTAGTCCATGGATGCTATATCAAAGCGACAGTGGCATTCAGTTCATTGAAAGCCTTGACGTAACACAACAAAAGATGATCTTAGACTATATCAATCCTGAACAATGGGCTATCAAGTTTAAGCGTAGTAGCAATATCATTGGTCAAGTGAAAGAGTTATTGAATGCGGCAGGATACTAGAATACGTATACCGTGGATAGTAAATGGTAACACAACTAAATGGAATGAAACCTGTGCATGGGCAATAGAACAGTTTGGATTACCCGGAAATAGATTCACTTCTCATCCTACAGAAGACTATATGGATTTTCATTTTAAAGATGAAAAAGACGCTATCCTATTTGAGTTAAGATGGGGATAATATGTTAATGCATCATTACGAAGGCGGAGACTGGAACAATACCAAACCTGGTTGGTATGAAGGTACTGCATATGTTTCTCACCCTTCAGAATTGCATGACAAGTATGAAGAAATAATTGCCTGGTTGTATGAGCGCATAGATAAATGTGAAAGACATACTAGATGGTATGCAAGAAGTAATTTTATAAAAGTCAAGTTTAGGTACGAAAGGGATTATGAATGGTTTATGCTGACATGGGCTTAAGCACAATTAAATACGATGACCCCATTGAAGTTGTCCCTGTTAACTTTAGGACACTAAAGAAGACTGTTCCATTGAATGGTGGATGGGAAGACCGAACCTTTTATGAAGTACGACCTAAAATTAATGTAACACTTGATTGGTTAACAAAACATTATGGTGTGTTTAAATACCAAGAAACATGGTGGTACACTAATAATAGCATTGTAATGAGAGATAATATCTATACGCATTGGAAGTTGTGTGAGTGATTATAAATTAAAGTTTACTAAGTTGGACAAAAGATATCAGGGCTATGGTGTCTTTTCTCACTATATTCAAATACAAGCCTCTAAAGGCTTTGTCGTACCTTCGGCTAGTGTAACTAGTTTGTTTAATAAGTTTCGTACACTATGTGTTGAAACATGGGGAATGTCCACAGAACGAGATACTTACATTTATCTACATCACAATAAAAACTATTTGTCTTTGGCTCAACTAGAAGATATGTATGAACTTAATGAATACTGGGCATGGCATACTGAGCGTGAGGAACGTAGAATATACTTAACAGAAAAAGGTAAAACATGGGCGGAACTAGTGTGGACATAAAAGAACCTATCTATTGCAGCCTTGCGCAAGGTTCAGTAGCAATCAACTCATATGGTGAGTATATTCCATGCTGTAACATTCGCATGGAACATTTTACTATGTACCAGTCACCTTTTATCAAGCATCTTATACCCACTGAGCCGAGTGAACGTATTAATATGGCAAATCTTAAAAAGATTCGCAATGATCTATCTAAAGGAATTTGGCCATTAGCATGTCAGAATTGTAAAAGTTCAGAAGACAATGGTGTTGCATCAATGCGTACAATTTGGAATGAGGCTATTCCAGATGCACCCATGACTGATACTATTAATCCAATTGATGTAAAATATCTTGATTTGACATTTGGCACAAAGTGCAATAGCAAGTGCATGACCTGCAATGCAGATTTAAGCGATTTTTGGGAAGAAGAATACAATATACATTATCCTAACTCAATATATACAAATGTTAATAATAGAGTATCAATTACTACTGAAACTGCACAAAAATTAATTGATACTTTTCCCAATGTCGAACGAATTAGTTTAATTGGTGGTGAACCTACAATCTCTGATGAACATTTTGAATTTCTCAAAATGTTAATTGAAAAAGGTAGAAGTAAAAATATTGGATTAAGTTATGTCACTAACTTAACTGGTGTTACTGATGAACTACTAGAACTATGGGATAAATTTAAAACAGTTCACTTGTCAGTAAGTATTGATGGCTTTGATAAAGTTAACGAGTACATTAGATATCCATTTAAATGGTCAAAGACCGAAAACAATTTAAAAACTATTTTAAGTTTATGTCAAGAACATGTACTAACCCACAAGTATACAATGGGATTAAGTTGTACACATAGTATATACAATGCTATTCAAGCACATGATTTGATAGAATATTTCTATGATATATTAAAATCTTATCAGTGTGAAGATGGTAATACATTGCTTAAACATTGCGGAGCATTTATTAATAGAGTAAGTCATCCTAAAGATGCAATGGTATCTAACTTATCAAACACATATCGAAATAAAGGTATTAAACGTGGTAGTAAACTATTAGAAAAAGTTCAACATGATATCGACAATGGATTATTAGTTGAAAAGGGTATTGTAGAATCGATCAAGTTAATCAATGCTTGGTTAGCAGAACCTTGGTCTATGGATAAAACAAATATTCAAACTATACTTAAGTTCATTAACACTTCTGATACATTTAGAAATAGAAACATCAATGACTATATTCCCGAACTTATGACTGAATTAGAATACATGAAACAGGTATTAAAAATTGACTGACAGTAATGTACTAATTGATGGTTTAGGATATGTTACTGTTAGAGAACTAATACCTGAACATTTAATTGATAGTATCAATTTAAAACTTGATACATTGTATCCTATACGTGCATCTAGTAGCAATAAGCAATATGCTGAAGGTAAAAACATTTCAAAACTACCTGACGTAAGTGTTTGGTGGAGTCAGTTAACTATGGACTGGCCAGAAGTTATTGAGATTAATAACATCATTCAACCATTAGTGGCAGATTTCTTAGATAATATTGAATGGTATGCAAGCGATATCGTAACGATTGCTCCCGAAAGCACATGGATTAATCCTCACGTAGATACCCCACATCGTTTCAGTAAGTACAACTATGATCAACGATTGTTAGGTGTGCAATGCATTGTTGCATTACAAGACACCGATCACAAAACAGGATCAACTGGTATTGTTGCATGTAGCCAAACACATGATTGGGATATCAATAAATGCTATAATGGAACTTATGACAGTTATTTCAAAGTGCATTGTATGCAACCCATTATGCCCAAAGGTAGTTTGTTGATGTATAACTGTAGACTGTTGCACTCTAGTATGCCAAATTATTCGCCCAAAGCACGACCTGCACTATTGCTTAATTACCTAAACGGTGCTATAATAGAAGATATAAAGAAGATAGACAATATATGGAAGAGTAATAATGGCGAATGATATTATGATTGACATTGAAAGTTTAGATACACGACCTGATTGTGTTATCTTAACTATTGGTGCAGTTCGTTTTGATCCTAAGGGTACTGGAGTAGTTGAACGTTTAGAACTACGTCCCACTATTGAGGATCAAACAGAAATTTACAATAGAAGTATTAATGAAGACACATTACGTTGGTGGTCTACTCAAAGTCCAGAAGCCCTTGAAGAAGCAATGGGTGAGCATGGTCGTGTCCCGTTTGCAGAATGTATGGAAACACTTTATAAGTTTTGTTGGAATCGGCGCGCTGTTTGGAGTAATGGTGCACCTTTTGATTTGGTAGTAATGGAGAATGCGTGGCGTCAAGTCACTGATCCTTTAGTTAGACCTAATCCTATTCCTTGGCCTTTCTGGTCTATGCGTGATACACGAACATTGTGGGACATAACAGGTGTCAGTCTTAAAGATGGTGGACATACTACAAGTCATAAAGCAGTAGAAGATGCCGAAAGACAAGCAATTGTTGTACAAAAAGCATACATGAAACTAATCAAAGCAGAACTAGTACCTCCCCCACGATGAACCCAAATGATTTATTTGAAGGACTAGATTTATCAGAAACTAAATCTTGTTCAATGTGTAATAAGATATTATCAGTTCATAACTTTGCCAAAGAAGGTAGTAAAGGTTATTTACGTTATGAATGTAGAGATTGTGCTAAAAAACACGGAAAGCTTGTAGCAAAGATTAAGAAATCTGCACCATCTGTAACAGCAGATCATAAATGCCCAGTGTGTCAACGTACAGCAAATCAATTGACTACATATGGTAAGAATAAGAAATCAGTATGGGTAGCAGATCACAATCACGAAACTGAAAAATTTCGCGGGTGGTTATGTCATAAATGCAATTTGGGTTTAGGAAATTTAGGTGATAGCGCAGAACGGTGTAAAAGAGCCGCGGAGTATTTAAATGAGAATTGATTCAGACATTGACATTGATTTTGGTGATAGAGAAAAAGTTCTAGCACTGATTAAGCATGTGCCTGCTGCCATGCTCAATGTCAAGCCAATTCGTAAGCATCCAACTGGTGTTTATATTACTGATATCCCATATGATCCTGTCAATGCCATGTCAGCACTTCATTATGAAGAGGCTGAAAAGCGTGGGTATTTCAAACTTGACTTGTTGAATGTGCATGTGTATAATCAAGTGCGTGATGAAAATCATTTACTATCATTAATGCGTGAACCCAATTGGGCTAAATTAAAAGATAGAGCATTCGTTGAGAAACTAATTCATTTAGGAAATCAGTTCGACTTCATTCAGCGTATGCCTGAATCACTTGATTCGATTCCTAGATTAGCAATGTTTCTTGCTGTCATTCGACCTGCAAAGCGTCATCTGATTGGCAAGATTTGGAAAGAAGTAAACGATACAGTGTGGGATAAAGATCACACTGGATACAGTTTTAAAAAGAGTCACGCCGTTGCATATGCGCACCTCGTGGTTGTACACATGAATTTACTGGAAGAACAAAATGGAACTTAAACTACTTGAAGAAAATAACACACAATTATTAGAAATCTCTGAAGATTGGGACTTTCGTTTAGACGGAGATCCTAGCGAATTAATCAAAGAGATGGCTAAAGTTATGTTCACTCAGGGTGGAATCGGATTGGCTGCACCACAGTGCGGAGTAAAGAAGCGTATCTTTATCATGGGCAATCCTGAAGAACTTATTGCTTGTATCAACCCTAAGGTTATTGCACTGTCAGAAGAACGTGTAACTAGTCAAGAGGGTTGTTTAAGTTTCCCTAATCTATGGCTTAATGTTAAGCGTCCAGCAACAGTAAAAGTATCATATCAGAATGTCTTAGGGGAAGAAACAGAAGCAGAATTAGATGGATTACATGCACGTGTATTCTTGCATGAGTTTGATCATTTAATGGGAGTCACGTTTGACCAACGTGCTAGTATTTTAGGTCTTGCTATGGCTAAGGATCGTAGAAAGAAGAAACAAAAGAAGTTTAAATCACCCGCTTAACGAGTGTAATGCTTCTACGTTTGGACCTCTTTTTAGTAAAATCTGTCATACTAACTACGGGGCCATGAATGATTTCTAGACTTTTATTATTGAATGTTCTTAAGAAGGGTCTAAACGGCGACCAATCATCCTTAAGGAATAAATTGATAGGAATCGTTCTATTAGATTCCCACCACCAAATGTCGCCTAATTCTAAGAACTTGGCCCTCAAATCAATAGAAGCAATGGATCCATAGTCATACATAGTAGTAACTAGGTCATCACGATTCTGAATAATTCCTACATAGTCTTGGCTTGCATAGGAACATATTGAAATGAACGGGTGGTTCTCGCTTAGTTTAGTGAAAAATTCATGTGCATTCATAAGTATAACTCTATTTAATCTGGTAATTCCAAAGTTAATATTTTAATATTTTCTAGACTAAATAAGAGAAGGAGACAATTTTTGTGTATTCAACATCAGTTTTTTATTACATTCAACGCCAAATAGTTGTACTCCTATCAGGATTTTCTCCGAGGAAATATATGCCACAATATGCTAAACCACTAACGCTACACAGAGGTGTAGACAATCAGATTCAGTTTCAATTCTTAAACCAAGAACAGAAACCTGTTGACATTACTGGTAAGACTATTACTTGTAGGATTCTTAATGCCGATGGTACAGTAGTACTTATTAACAAGGCTCTAACACCTCAATTGCCTTTAACAGGTATTTGTGCATTGCAACTTAATGCCGCAGAGATTGAAGATATTCCTGCTCAGAAAGCATATTACTCATTAGAGATTCCAGTAGGATCATTTGACTATCCTGTCTTTGTGGATCAGAACGCAGGCGCACGTGGTGACATGAACATTGTTGATTCGGTCCTCCCTTCCTTTGTTCCTTCTGCGAATATTACTATTCCAACTGGTCAACCTTTCCCTAACTTAGATCAAAACAATAGTGTTGCTAATGCTTTACCAAATGCTAACACATACTACAGTAGTGTAATCAACACACAAGATAATCCTATCTTAACTATTCAAACATCATATGTTGAATTTAACGGTGATGTAATTGTATCAGGTTCAACTCAACCCGATACCGAATGGTACCCCATTACAACTGATACATATGCTAACGCTACTGATACGTTTGGATATACTATCGTAGGATTTCACCCGTTCGTTCGAATGGAGTTCGTAAGCAATGCCGGTGCAGTAACAAACATTTTGGCTAGATAATATAACCTTATTGCTTGATTTTCTCGCAGGTTATGCTATAATAGTATTATGTTTGATATCCTAACGGTAGTCCCAGGTAAGAAAAAACTAACACAAAGTGGATGGCATAGTTTTAATGCTGTGTGCTGTCATAACCGTGGACACAAAGCCGACAAACGTATGCGAGGCGGAATCATTTATGATGGGGATATCAACTGGTCATATCATTGCTTTAACTGTAACTTTAAATGCGGATTCACTATTGGCAAGCCACTAAGTGGAAATACTAAACAACTATTAAGATGGTGTGGGGTAGACGATACCGAAATCTCTAAATGGAATCTAGCAAGTTTACAGCAAAAAGATTTGCTTGAGATTATTGCAGTTAAAAAGAAAAAAACTAAAATTACATTTAAAGAGTTATCTTTACCCGATGATGCAGAATTAATTGATGATAGTAATAGTGAACATCAAACGTTTATCAACTATTTGAATAACAGGGGTGTCAAACATACTGATTACCCCTTCATGATTACTCCTTCTGAAACCGGCAGAAACAGTAATAGAATTATTATACCCTACACATATCAAAATAAGATTGTAGGTCATATCAGTCGTTATCTTGATAATCGTATTCCTAAATATATCAAAGATCAGCAACAAGGATTTGTATTTGGCTTTGACTTGCAAAAGCCAGAGTATGAAGTATGTCTAGTGTTTGAAGGTATATTTGATGCTATCGCACTTAATGGATGTGCGGTAACGCATGAAACTATTAGCGATGAACAAGCAGATTTATTGCGAACACTTAATAGAAAAATCATTGTTGTTCCTGATATGGATAAGACGGGATTAGGAATTATTGATAGAGCATTAGAGTTAGGGTTTGAAGTAAGTCTTCCAAATTGGGAAGATGAAATTAAGGATGCCAATGATGCTGTAGTAAAATATGGTAGACTGCCTACATTACTAAGTATATTACAGAACGCAACAAACAACAAGATTAAGATTCAGATGCAACGGAGGAAAATTGATAAAAGATTATAATACAGAGGTGCAAGCATTGTTCTTGCGCATGATGGTTACTAACGCAGAGTTATATACACGGGTCATGAATATCATGAA